GCCCGATGACTTCCCAGACCTCAATGACGCACTCACAATGCTTGAAGAGGCCAGAGGAATGCTGAGAAAGGCATACCAAAACGTCAGGACAGAATATGACGCCAACCTTTAGGATAGCAACAATGAAAACTGTAAAATTAACAGACGCTGAAATCAGAACGGTTAGCGATGTTCTTGATAATTATGAAATGGATCATGAGCATACCAACAGCGGATGGAAATATAGCGGCCTATCAAAATCAGAAATCAAACGATTTTATCGGGTGCGAGAAAAGCTGATCGGCACACCAATGCCACAAATCAATCAGGACACTTGGACATGACCAGACAGGCAATTAAACGAGAGCAGTTCAAAGTCGATCACCTGACTTTTGAACTGACCGACACGACCTACAAAGTAATCGCAGGAGAGGCCGTACACGCAAAGGATCGACGCCCACTATTCACAGGCGTCATCACCAAAGGAACCGCAACAGAGCTACGAAGACTGGCTCACCACTTCGATGAACGGGAGGATAAATTATGATCGTTAAATCTTGGCAATTCAGAGGCTACGAGTGGAGCCAAGATATGCCAGAATGGCTGAAGCCAGCATGCTCTAAACGTGCGGGAAGCCCACACCTCTGGGTTCACACGCAGGCAGGAGAGCAAGCAGCAGCGTCAGGGCAATACATCGCCATCAATCTGAGAGGCCACGTCAGCATACACAACACAAAGCCTGACGGATGGGTGAAAGAAATTATCGCAGGCGTTGCCTTCGTAACTCTTGTCGCAATTGTCGCCATCGCAATGCTCTCCCTTTAATCAATCGCAATTAATGGGAGTTGACATCAAACCCCGATTCGTCGGGGTTTTTTATCACAAGAACGACAGCCCTTTTTTTTAATTTAATTTTGCATTATATAAAAATTAAAGGAGGGCCGCATTATGGCGAAAAAAACAACCAAGAAAAAATCAGTCGGCAGGCCAAAATTCAAAATCACAGAAGAGGTGCTGCAACAGACGCAAAGCCTCATGGCAAAGGGACTGACAAAAGAACAGTGCGCTGGAATGCTAGGCATTTCAGTCTCCACTTTCATGCTTCATCAGGCAGAAAATTCGGAATTTTCGGACGCTATAAAAAGGGGTGAGGCAATGGGGATCGACGCCGTGACCAACGCCTTATTTGAAAATGCTACCGTCGAGCGCGACAATACAGCCATCATTTTCTTTCTAAAAAACCGTGCAGGCTGGAAAGATGTCAAAGACATGAACGTGAAAGACGAAAAAATAATTACGCTAGACCTTACAAGGATCGGGATCAATGAACTCAGCGCACTTGAAGCAGCTTTTGAGCAGCCTCACATTGGAGCAAGTCAGGGCCGAAAAGTACCGACGATCATTGAGGGAGTTTACGAAAGCCGCTTGGCCGACGATTGAACCGGGCGTCGATTTCAAAAACAACTGGCACATCGATGCCATCAGTGATCACCTCCAAGCCGTGGCCGAAGGCGACATCAAGCGCTTGATCATCAACGTGCCGCCTCGACATATGAAATCAATCAGCGTGGCCGTGGCGTTGCCTGCGTGGACTTGGGTTACACAACCATCCAAAAAGTTCCTCTATGCGTCCTATGCAGCCTCTCTGTCGATCAGGGATAGCGTTAAGTGCCGAAGGCTAATCGACAGCCCGTGGTACAAGGCGCACTTCGGTGACAAGTTTAAGTTGACAGATGATCAAAACCAGAAGCAGCGTTTTGAGAACGACTTGACGGGCTTCAGAATCGCGACCAGTGTTGGTGGTGCGCTAACTGGTGATGGTGGTGACATCATCTGTATCGATGACCCCCACAATAGCGTGGAGGCCGACAGCAGCGCCGTCAGGGAAGGTGTGCTGGACTGGTGGGATCAGTCCATGCAGACGCGCCTTAACGACCCACAGAAGGGCGCCTTTGTCATCCTCATCCAAAGGCTGCATGAGCAAGACCTAACAGGCCACATTCTCGCCAATGAGCTAGGCAATGAGTGGGATCACCTGTGCCTGCCTGCCAGATATGAGATCGGCCACCCTACGCCCAACAGATCAAGTCTTGGCTTCACAGACCCCCGCACAGAAGAGGGGGAGCTTCTCTGGCCCGATAGGATGGACGAGAAGACCCTGACCACCCTAGAGCGCAGTCTTGGCTCCTACGCAGCCGCAGGGCAGCTACAGCAGCGGCCAAGCCCCAAGGGCGGTGGTATCCTCAAGTCAAGCTGGTGGGTGCCGTGGGAAAAAGAAGACCTCCCCGAAAATATCGAATATGTAATCCAATCGTGGGACACAGCTTTTGAAACAAAGGAAAGCTCTAGCTTCAGCGCCCGTACCACTTGGGGCGTGTTCAAGTATCAAGGATACGACTGCGCTATCGTGCTAGAGGCGTGGTACGACAAAGTTAACTACCCAGAGCTACGCAAGCTGGCACAGGAGGCATACGATGACTGGGAGCCAGACGCAGTTTTGATAGAGAAGAAGGCGTCAGGGCAGAGCCTCCTGCAAGACCTTAGAATGGCAGGGGTGCCAGTGCTGGCGTACAGCCCAGACCGTGACAAGGAAGCACGCGCACACGCCGCATCTGCCCTGCTGGAAGACGGCAGAATATTCTATCCCAAGCGCAAATGGGCCGAAGATTTGATCTCAATATGTGCCGCCTTCCCCGCTCACCCAAATGATGATATCGTTGACACTTGCACCCAAGCGTGGCTAAGACTGCGTAAGGGCTGGTTCCTTGGTCACACAGAAGACCCCGACGAGGACGATTATCAAGAACCGCAAAGGATAACTCTCTATGGCTGATCCAAATGTAATCCCGTTTGCCGAAGGCGCACCCGCAGATGACCTGATGGTCGAGACCCTTCCAGATGGTGATGTGCTAATCGGTGACCCAGAGCTTGACGTAATCGAAGAAAGCGACAGCGGTTTCGACGCAAATCTCGCAAAAGAAATCGACGCACGGGAATTATCGGCAAAAGGCGCAGAGCTTGTATCGTATTACGAAAACGATGAAGCCGCCAGAGACGAGTGGAAAACCCGGTACAAAGCTGGCCTCAAAACTTTAGACCCAGACGGGGGGCTAGACGAAGGCGAAGACGAGAGGGCCACCCGTGGCCTGTCCATCGTTGTTCACCCCCTGATCGCGGAAGCGGCAACGCAATTCAATGCCAAGGCCATTGCAGAACTTTACCCGTCAGGTGGCCCAATCAAGACGGTCATCATTGGTCAGCCAGACGAGGAAATCGAAGAGCAGGGCCGCAGGGTCAGAGAATTTATGAATTATCAGATCACAGAGGAAATGCCCGAATACTTTCCCGATCTGGATCAAATGTTGTTTCACCTACCGTTGGTCGGACAGACGTTCAAAAAGGTTTGGTGGGACGTAAATCTTGACAGGCAATGCAGCCAGTTCGTCAAGGCAGAAGACTTCTGCGTGGCACCAGAGAGCAAAGACCTCTACACATCCCCACGCTATACTCACGTCATTAGAATGCCAAAGAACGATTACAATCGCTATGTTCAAAACGGCTACTACCTCCAGACCAGCGATGCAGGCAGCGACGATGTCGATCCAGCCGACAGCGTTATTGGCAAGATCGAAGGCGTTGATGAATATGACGATAGCAACGATGACATAATCACACTGCTGGAAATGCACGTATATGATTTGTTCGACGGCATTGATGGCGAAGAAATGGATGAAGAGGATGAGGACGATAACGCTGTCGCCCTGCCCTATGTCATTACCATCGATTACGACAATCAAAAGATCGTGTCGGTCAGGCGCAATTGGCGCGAAGACGATGAGATGAAAAAACGCCGTGACTGGTTTGTGAGCTACAAGTTCTTGCCCGGACTTGGGTTCTACGGCTTTGGCTTATATCACATGATTGGTGGGCTGGGCAAAGCGGCGACAGGATCGCTTCGCGCTCTGCTCGACAGTGCAGCATTCAGCAATATGCAGGGTGGGTTCAAGCTGCGTGGCCGTGTTACTGGCGGTG